GCGGACGTAAGACATTAGTGACTGCTGGAAGCATCGCGCTCTTAGGAGCCTTTGCACGAAAGCAGTTTCCATATCTAAAACTAGGAGGAAATACTCTGTATTTTAAACTCTAAATGGTAACAACTATACAACGCAGTTTCGACGCCACGCCTACAGACAAGGAATATTTTTCTTTGACTGACAATATGAACAGTAGCAACTTGGGTAATATCCAGGTGCCTCAGGGTTCAACCAGGATCTCCAGGGTCGATTGTGCCTTTGACACAAAGAACGCCGCTGGATACCAGGTTGTCTGTCGTTTGCTAGGCAGTAACATGAGTGAGCAAAATTTCACTATAATGGGAGTAGCTGGAGATACTGCGGATGCTGGAGCCTGTGTAGGTTTCCAGTCTATCCCAGTTGCGTTCGGTATATCTGGAGTTAACAATATAGATTTGCAAATTGCCATTCAATTTGCATCTGCTGGAAGTGCTTCGGCATCTTCTGGATCTGTTACTCTATATTTCGAGTGAATGGCTAAAAGAATCGCAACGTTTCTCGGAACGGGAAAGCATCTTTCGATAGCGGGTAACTTTGCTTATGCATACTCGGGTATTGTTGCAGTAGCACCAACAGACACCACGATGCTGAAATTCACAACAGGTAATTATCTGTTGGTGGGTACAATTCAATTCCTTTATGCTTCTCAGGCTGATGCTGCACCTAGTGACGATGTTTTTTACGAAATGAAAATGAATGGGACTTCTATCCTTTCATATATTGAGACTGGGTATGCTTCTAGTAATTCAATGAGTCCACACGATCCGATAAATATTGTAATACCGCCTCATACTGAAATTGAAGTTATTTCTCAGATGGGAAGTAGTAATACAATCAATCAGTGTGTACAAATAACTGCTAGAGTCTATAATGCATGACCCTTGCCGCATCTAAATCAGTCTCCAGGGCTAAGGGTGGTAATATCTACGGTTGGAGTGGATCCATTGCTCTTAGTGCATCAGGGGTCACTCTGTTATCCTATACGAACCCTTCAGCCTTTTACTTAACCAGGGTAACTTTAGGGGTCGATTGGAGTGGTATATCTGATGGTGATGTTTTGAGCTACACGATCAATGTTGATGGCGTGGCTTTATTCGTTGAAAAATTCGTTGTCCTGGTTAATAATATTGGGATTCAACCCAAGATGTTTGAATTCATGATTCCCCCAAATTCAACGGTTAAGATCCAGGCTGCTCAGGACGCTAATAATGGGGCTATTTCGTGTCTATTAACAGGATATAGGGTATAATATGGCTAAGAAAAACAGCTTTGAGGAGTTAATGAATAACATCGATTTTACCAGGTGGCTCCAGGCGTTGATTCCAGTAATGCAACCGATTATAATTTTTGGTGTCTGGTTAGGGTTTTCGATGTTTGATAAGAAAGCAAGTGCAGTATCTAAGTTAATTGCAATTTGCGAACCTATACCAACTATAGATCTGAATGTACCAAAACCGGTTGTCCTGGCATCGCTTTACCATTCAACCGATGAAGCCTTAAAGATTTTAGAGGATGTTATAAAATATTTTAAGGATTTAGAAATACCAACAGCAGAAAATATTATAGACGAAATTAAAGACGAAATTAAAGATCCAATAGCGGAAGCAGTCGAAGAAGTATTACCAGACAGTCCCGCTTTCAAACAGGCACTGGCTGATTGTGTAATAAAGGCAGAAAAGGATCTTGGAATAGCTTACTGGCTACTCGGTCCGGTAACCGTTCAACTCTGCATGATACGAAAAGGATTTAAAATATCACTAAAATATATCAAGGATAAATTATTCTGATGACCGACCAACAATTTTTATTAATTTGGATCCTTTCATTTTTTCTATATTTTATAATTTATACGCTATGGATCCCTTTGAAAACTCAACAGAAAATAGAGTCCTGGTTGAAAAGTTCAGAATCTGACGAAACTTTGCTTATGTCCCTGGATGTTATCACTAAAAAAATCAGAGAGCAGATGTTAATTGATTTTGAGGAATTTATGCTTCCACAGGCGAGAGAGAGCCTTAAAAAATTCTGGGCTGGATCCATGGGCGCAGCTGCTAAAGAATTGAAAGGTTCTGAGGAGGGTTCTCAACTTTCTTTGTTGCATAATATGACTCAAGATTTATCCAGCCAGCCATGGTATATACAGGCATTAGCCTCGAAAATGTTACCGATTATCACGGAAGCAGCTAATAAGAAGTCAAAAAGCACTTCTAAGCAGATTCTGGGCATGGGAATACAGGAATAAGCACTTCTAAAGCTCCCAGAAACACAAAATACCCCTAAATCAGCTCCGAAAAAGGAAAAGAGACAATAATATTACTATTATCAATAAGAAAAGAAAAGAAAAGAAAATAAAAACTGTTACTAGAAGCCTACGTACTTCCTAAAAAGGATAATAGTATTATTATTATATAGGGGTTTGTGCTCAGAATGTTATGGGAAAACTCAGTAAGTCATTCACTTGTGACTTGGATGTATTAACTTGGCTCGAACAATACGCCAGAAAAGAGCATAAGAAACAATCGTATATTGTAAATGCGTTGTTGAGATCGGCCATGCGACAGCATCAGACCTGGAAGTGTCCTGAATGCAGCGCAGTTAATGACAATCAGTTTACTAGTTGTCACAGTTGTGAATATATCTTATCTTTTGAAGATGTGAAAGCATGAATTGTGAATTCTGTGATAAGCCCAGCATTTATAGAGCTCCAGGTGAGGATGGATGGTGGCTTTTGTGTCCTGACTGTAAATCTTCCTGGTATAAAGTATTGCTAAAGAGACACAATGAATAATTACCAAAGACAAGCGATTCTAAGATGCACCAGGTGTAAACATGAATGGCAGATTCATTATAGACTTGGACAAATGTATCCCTGCCCAGAGTGTGAGGCGTTCCGTGCCCGATAATAATAAGGCTGGTGGAATTTGCATTAGGTGTGAAGCCTGGACTAAGTCATATATTGGGAATAGATCCCCAGAGGGTCGCGTACTCTGCAAACACTGTAGTAAAGCCCCTCAATCTTAAGTAGCAACTCATATGTGAGTAGGATGTGCCCAAGCCTGGACTTCCTAAGAAATACGCCCGAATGGGTTTCAAGAAGGGATGGCGCGCTTTTAAAGCTTCAAAACGCTCTACACAACGTAAGCGCACCACAACCAGGAAAGGCGGCGTCCGTAAGACAGCCCGTCGGGCATACGTTCGCAAAAATAACCCAAGGAGATCCATGAGAAAAACAATCCCCCATCCGTCAGTTACTGGTATGGCTAGCGGTCTGGCTATAGCAGCATATCTAAACGCAGGAAGAGAAACAACCACCACAGCGCCATTTACTGGAGCTGCTATCACTGGCATGGGTGAAGGTGTAATCAAAGACATTACAGATGGAGAACTTGGAAAAGCATTCAATACCCTCGCTGGCAATGCAATTGGTATGATTTCAAGTGAAGGCGGACGTAAGACATTAGTGACTGCTGGAAGCATCGCGCTCTTAGGAGCCTTTGCACGAAAGCAGTTTCCATATCTAAAACTAGGAGGAAATACTCTGTATTTTAAACTCTAAATGGTAACAACTATACAACGCAGTTTCGACG